TTAATAAAGAATGCATGGGGTGGGTTCAAGTCTCTTAGTAAACTGGAAGCACAGATGCTGGTGTCTGGTGGCTACATACAATTCGTACATACCAGGGCTGATGATCCTAACTATGCTGAGACTCTCCTTAAGAAGGAGCTATCTGCAGGATACCTACTGACTAATCCTGAATCAGATGAGACTTTCTTGACCGCACTTAAGAAGGCTAAGCATATGGGAGCCAACTTATGGGCACAGTATTCCAGGGTTGGTGACAAGTTGGAGAACGCAAACAGGGCGGCATTGTTTGCTAAACTAATAGAAGGCGGGAAGAGTCAGACTGAAGCAGCATTTGAAGCAAGAGACTTAATGGACTTCACTCTTCACGGAGGGTCTGATTGGGTAAGGATGGTAACATCGCTTACACCATTCGCAAATGCAATGTTACAAGGTAAGTATAAAATAGGAAGATCAGTAATAAATAATCCAAAGCCTGTTGCTATAGTAGCAGCCTTAGTTTTACTAGCTTCCTTGTATGAAGAAATGTTGTTTGAAGATGATGAAGAGTATCAGGCTAGACCTGATTGGGATAAGGATAGTTATTGGTGGGTAAAGATTCCGGGGACTGATACTATTTTTAAAGTACCAAAGCCTCATGAATTCTCTATGGTGGGGAACCTTGCTTGGAGGGCACTTAAGCTAGCTGAGGAACAGAACCCTGAGTATGGCAAGGCACTAGCAAGTGGGGTAAGGGCTATTGTATCTAGGGAGTTTGGTATTGTTCCACTACCACAAGCAATCAAGCCGTTTTTAGAATTAGGAATGAATGTAAACTTGTTTTTTGACAGGGACATAGAGCCTATGGGTAGTCGTGGTCTGTCTCCTAGTTTAAGGTATGGTCAGTACACATCTGAGACAGCAATACTTGCATCTCAAATACTTGAGTACTCACCTATAGATAAGCTGAAGCTTTCGCCTTATCAACTGGAACATTTAATAAGAGGTTACTTTGATTGGGGCGGAGAGATGGTTCTGGGTATGGCTGATATGTTAACAAGAACTGTTGGGGATTTTCCTGAGAGACCAGCTCGTAAGTTACTAGATTATCCTATGGCTAGAAGATTGTTTAAGACTTCACCAATTAGAAATACCAAGGCGGCTACTGTCTTTTATAAAAGGCTCAAGGAGATGGAGCAGGCAGTACAGGATTTAAACTTTGCAAGAAAACTTAAAAACTGGGATAGGGCTAGAGAAATATATGAGAGAGATAAAGATCTCTTAAAGTATCAGGCTTTCATGAACAAGAAAGCGAGGAGTGTAAATGATTTTAATACCCGTATTAAAGTGATAAGAAATGATATGCATATGGGGAGTGATGAAAAGGCAGTGATGATGGATAGATTATACCAGTTGAGGAACGAACTCATTAGCAAGATAGTAAAAACTACTCCTTTCCGTTAATTTTAATACCCAGATCACTCTGTGTAGGAAGGAATGAGGGCAACAGGTACTCATGTATACCCTCATCTGGGGGAGGTGGCAAGCAACCGCAACATTAGAATTGTCTACACTTCTTAGATGCTTCTCAGTTACGCAATGCTTAAACTACCCTTCCAGCCCTATCATTACTATGCTTGGGTCAAGTCGATAGATCTTGATTCCAATATAGTAAGGTAGAATAGTCTGGTGAAGACACACAGTTGTATATGTGAGGGCTTTCTGATTCGTTTGCTTGCCTGTGAAATCTCTTCATTCTTCATTCAAAAAAATGTGTGGTTTATAAACATATGGATCAGTGAGATGTACTTCCTCACCTTCTATCTTAATAAATTTCCTACCTTCAAGGTGTTGAACTTCTGAAACCTGCTGCACTTCCATGTGCTTTGCAGTCTTCCACCATGAGACACAGGCATCAGCTAAAAGTTTAGACGTAGCAACGCCTGCCTCCTCAGCTTTCTTCTTATACTCTTCAAGCATCTCGACAGGTAGACGTATAGTTATTGGTTTAGTTTTCTTAGGGGAAAGGAATGTCATCATGTTCCACTGTAGATTTAGGTTTAGGTGAAGTATGAATCTTGTCTGCTTTTATATATGCAGACTTCTCACCACCTTCTTCTTTGGGATCAAAGTAATCGAGGCTACCCTCTATTAATACATTCTCTCCTTTGACACACTTTGCAAGTTTCTCTGCTGCATATCCATATGCCATAACTCTGTGCCACTGAGTCTTCTCCATCCACTCATCTGTTTTCTTATCCTTCCATGAGTTGCTGGTTGCAATGGATGCATGTGTCCAGCTTCCATCGTCTGCTACTTTAGGATCGTTACCTAAGTTACCTGAAATAATTGTTCTATTATAATTAGCCATTGTATTCCTTTATTATTGTTATGATTTAAGTAGCTGTCCAACATCAGTCTTTAAGATAGATGCTATTTCAAACAGCCTGATTAATGTAGGGTCTGTTCGTCCAGCCCTCCAGTTATAGACACTCATCCTAGTAACACTTACTTCTTTAGCAAATGCTGTACTGGTGATGCCTACCTTATGCATGGTATCCCTTAAATTTCTGGGGAAACTTTCCAGACTGAACTCTTGCATAATATTTTTTCTTTCTTTTTAATTAAATATAATAAATAAATAATAAATAATAAATAATAATTATTATTATATCATTTTTATTTTACAAGTCAAGTGGAATTTTACTATGAACAGCCAGATGTTTCTCCACATGTTACACACTTCAAGCAAGAACCATTCCTTACTAAAGTAAACTGACTGCATGATGTACATGCTTCACCCTCATAACCCTTAGTCTTTGCCTCCTCTACGAGAGAAGATCCGTACATGACAGGGTTCCCTAAAAACCTATGGTTTTCTGAGGCTCCAAGAATAGGTTTATCAGACTTAGTATCTATCCCTTCCATAACCTTAATCGGTTTAGGTAGTATCTCCGGGATCTGAGCAGGTGGTACATGAGCAAGGTCATCCCTTCCCAAGTAGTAAACTGCCAGCTCCCTGAATATATAGTCAAGGATAGACGAACTCATCTTGATACATTCACTACCCTGAACCACACCTGATGGGTCAAACTTTGTAAAGGTAAATGCATCTGTGTACTCCTCCAATGGAGTGCCATGTTGTAGTCCCAATGAGACTGCAATTGCAAAGTTATTCATGAGACACCTGAATGCAGCACCTTCTTTATGCATGTCTATAAAGATCTCTCCTAAGGTTCCATCCTCATATTCTCCAGTACGAAGGTACACTTTATGTCCTCCGATCCTAGACTTCTGTGTAAACCCACATCTCCTGTTGGGTAGTTCTCTTCTATTTGATTCCATAATTTCCTTTCTGATCATTAACTTGGTTAGTGCCGCCATCAAAATCAAGTGTAGTAATACCTGTCTGACCACCTCTTGCCTTGGCTACAACGACATCGACTTCACCTTTGTGTTGTTCTTGTCTGTATAAGAATATAATATTGTGTGCTACTCTCTCAAGAGTACCACTCTCTCCAAGATCACTTGCTATAGGGATCTTAGCTGATCTCTTCTCGACCTCTCTATTAAGCTGACAGAGGGCAAGCAGTGCTATGTTGTTACGTTGAGCTGTATTTCTAAGACGTTTAACGAAGTCACCCATTGCTTCAGTCAGTGAAATGTGTGATCGTCTATCATCGAAGGCAAGTTCATGAAGGTGGTCAACTATTATAAACTTATATCCCTCATTAATCCCCCAATTAATTGACCTCATTACATCTACTGTAGTCTCAGATGTGTCATCAATAGAAAGATTCTTAGACCAAGCTTGATTCTCCTGGCCCAGCATCTCTGCCATACTTGTCCAGTCCTGCTCCTCAAATGTATACCCTTCTATAATCTTATTGAAGTGCACTCCAGATGCATGACTAATAAACTTCTGTGCTATCTCTGTCTTGCTCATCTCAATTGAAATGAACAGGGTTTTAATACCCTTGCGTGCCGCATCAGCCGCAAGTGCTACTGCAAATGTAGTCTTACCCATTGCAGGTCTTGCACCAAGGAGAGAGAGTGATCCATACCTGAACCCATGTATAAAATTATTCAGG